GCATGTCGGACAAGGAGCGCCGTGATTTCTCCTTCATCCGCGCCATCAACGCTCTGGCTCACCCGAACAGCCAGGAAGCTCAGCGTGCTGCTGGTTTCGAGCTTGAAGTCAGCCGTGCTGCTCAGCAAAAGAGCGGTAAGGAAGCTCGTGGCATCCTGATCCCTGCCGACGTGCTGGGTTATGGCCGCCGTGACCTGACCGTGGGTTCGGCTTCTGCTGGTGGTGATCTGGTTGCTACCGATCTGATGAGCGACAGCTTTATCGATCTGCTCCGCAAAGCTCTTGTGATGCAGACCGCTGGCGCGACCGTGATGACCGGCCTGCAAGGCATGGTTGCTCTGCCCCGTCAAAGCGGTGGTGCGACTGTGTACCACGTGGCTGAATCCGGCTCGATCACCGAGTCCCAGCTCACCGTGGATCAGGTGACGATGCAGCCCCGCACCATCGGTGCTCTGACTGATTACAGCCGCCGTCTGCTCCTGCAGTCCAGCATTGACATCGAGAACCTCGTTCGTCGTGACCTGGCTCAGCAGATTGCTATCGAGGTTGAGAATCAGGCCATCAACGGTACTGGTGCTTCTTCGTATCCGCTGGGCTTCCTGAACGTGACCGGCATCAACACCGAGTCCGGTTACAGCGCTTTCACCGATTACGTGAACGCTGAAGCTTCGCTCAGCACCGACAACGCCCTGCTGGGCAGCCTCGGCTACATGATGAATTCCGCTCTGCGTGGAACTCTGAAGACCACCGAAAAGTCGGCCAGCGGCACCACTGCCAACTTCATCTACGAAGCCGACAACACCATCAACGGTTACCCGGCTTACGTGTCCAACTCCATGCCGAATAACACTGCGGTGTTCGCTAACTTCAGCGACATCCTGATCGGCTTCTGGAGCGGTCTGGACATCATGGTTGATCCTTACACCGGTTCCGCTTCCGGCACCGTGCGTGTGGTGGCCATGCAGGACTACGACGTGGCCATCCGTCACCCTGAGTCCATCTGCAAGCTGTCCTGATGATTACGGAGCGGGTAATGCGCATTCAGATGCTGCGTGACACCATCGTTGACCTCAAGCAGGTGAAAGTTGGTGACTACGTAGAAACCGATAAAAAATCAGCTCTGCTGTTGATCGGTATTCAGAAGGCCATTCCCGCTCCCATCATCGAGGAAGTTGTTGTTACGGCTGACGAGCAGCCGGATCCTGTTCAAAGCAAACCCGCTCCCAAACGGAGAAAGACCAATGATCCACAACCTGGGGTCTAAGACCTACATCGCCAGCCTCCTTCCGGCTGACTCCCGCACCGCTACTGCCACCGGCACCGGTTTCGATCTGCAAGGCTCGAACGATGCTGAAGGCGAAGCCATCGTGGTTCTCGACTGCGAAGCCGGTAGCGGCACCACCCCTACCCTGAACGTCAAGCTTCAGGATTCTGAAGACAACTCTGCTTGGGCTGACATCACCGGTAAAACCTTCACCGAGGTGACTAGCGCTGCTGCTGCCTTCCAGAAGATCAGCATCAACTCCAACGATGTGCGCCGTTATGTGCGTGCTGTCGGTACTCAAGCTGGCACCAACCCTGTGTTCGTGTACGGCGTCTCGCTGGTTTACAGCAAGAAGTACGGCAACTGATCCTGATGGCGTTTCCTGAACTGCCAGATGCTTTCCTGAACGAGTTTGGCGTTACCTGCCAAATTGGTGCTGGCACTGCGTTTCTTGGCATTCTGGATTCGCCTATGGATGTGATCGCGGGCGGTATGGCGTTGTCTCGGGAGTACTTGCTTACGGCAAAGACTTCTGATGTCAGCACTGCCGCTCGCGGCACTTCTATTACGGTCGATTCCGTGTCTTACACCGTGCGCGAGAATCGCCCTGTTGATGACGGTGTTTTTTCAGAACTACTATTGAGCAAAGTCTGACTTTGGGGTCATGAGCAGCGTCTTCAAAGTCAACACCAGAGCGAATTGGGCGGCATTAAATCCTGTGTTGCTTCCTGGTGAAGCCGCCATTGAAACGCAGACAAATAATCTCAAGATTGGAGATGGTGTTTCAACTTGGAGCCGGCTTCCGTATTTTTCTGCTCCTGCTTATTGGGGTTCGTTTTGGGACGAGACCTCGCAAACCGCAACTGCCAATACGCCAACCGAGATTTATCTGAGACAGCGTAATACTGGAAGTCGAGGCGTTCGGGTTGTTTCAAATTCACGCATTACTTTTGATCACGCTGGTGTTTACAGCATTACGTTCTCAATTCAATTCAGTAATACGGACAACAGCATTCACGATATCAACGTTTGGTTGCGCAAGAACAACGAAGGCAGCGCTGGTAACGTGCCGGCTAGCGACAGCCGATTCAGCATCATCGCAAAGCATGGCAACGTTGACGGCAACGTGATCGGCTGCGTCAATTTTGTGTTGCCAGTTGTTGCCGGTGATTACTTGGAGTTGATCTGGGCAACATCAAACGTTGCTGCCTACATTCACGCTGAGGCAGCAGCCACCAGTCCTTACGCTCACCCGAGTATCCCCGGCGTGATCTGCACCGTTGTCCAAGTCGCTTCCGCCTGATCATGGCTGACACCCGCCGAGAATTGATCCTGGCTCGCATCAAGAGCAATCTTGACACGATCACAGGCGCAACGGTCTACAGGAGCCGTGTAGAGCCTCTCGCGCGGGGTGAGGTGCCTGCTGTCATCGTCGAGCCTGTCAATGATCAGCCGATCGACACTAACTTCTACGACAAATTGGATTGGACGATGCGGGTGCGGATCACGACGATTGTGCGTGCTGCAGTCCCTGACGACGATTCAGACACGTACACACAGCAGGTGCATGCCAAGTTGATGGCAGATCAGACTGTCAACGGTTATGCGCTTGACTTGACGCCTGATCGAACTGACTTCAGCCTGTATGAAGCTGATGTGCCTTTGGGTATCATTAGCCAAGACTTCCTGGTGCGATATCGCACAAGCAGGACTTCTCTAACTACCGCGTGACACCATGGCTAAGATTGAAAAGGAAGTTCCCAATCCCGGAGTGGGCGGCAGCTATTTGTTTGACCCGAAATCTGGGAAACTTACACTGATCACAGAACCCGCTGCTCCCACCAACGATGGCACTGACACGGAAGAAGTTTCTGATCGCGAAGATTGAAACCACCTACGGGACTGACCCCAGCCCTGTTGGCGGTTCTGACGCGGTGCAGGTCACCAATCTGGAACTGACTCCGATTGAGTCGGACAACGTCCAGGCTGCAGCATTCCAAGGATTCCTTGGTAACAGCACTCGCGGCACCTTGGTTGCCAACAAGCGTGTGAGCGTCACCTTTGACGTTGAGCTGGCTGGTTCCGGCGCTGCTGGTACAGCTCCTGCCTTTGGTCCCCTGCTCAAGGCTTGCGGCCTGAGTCAGACCATCGTTTCTTCTGTTTCGGTCACCTACGCGCCTGTCAGCAGCAGCTTTGATTCGGCAACGATCTACTGCTTCTACGACGGCACCCAGCACAAGATCACTGGTGCTCGCGGCACGGTCAGCTTCAACATGACTGCTGGTCAGTTCGCTGTTGCCAGCTTCAACTTCATCGGCATCTACAACGCTCCTGACGGCACTGCCCTGTCGGGTTCGTTCACTGTTGCCAACCAGGCTGCTGCTCTGGAGGTCAACGACACCAACGTGACCACTGCCACCTTCCACGGTGTGACCAGCTCACGCATCGAGTCTTTCGATCTTGCCCTGAACAACGAGCTGCTGTACAAGGAGACCGCTTCCAACAAGGAAGTGCTGATCACCAACCGCGCCCCTGGTGGTACGGCCGTCATCGAGGCTCCTGCGATTGGTACGACCGACTTCTTCGCCAAGGCCGTTGCGGTTGCCACTGGCAGCACCAGTTTGGTCCTGGGCGCCACTGGCGGCAACATCGTGACTGTCAACGCAGCCCAGACCGATATCACCGGTTGCAGCTACGCTGATACTAACGGCGTCATTGCGCTGTCCATGCCGTACCTGGCTCTGCCTACCACGGCTGGCAACAACGAGATGTCGCTGGTCTTCACCTGATCCCTGTCATGGCATTCGTCCTCAAGAAGACTGCGTCGTACAAGTGGCCTGTCACGGTGGAAACACCTGTAGACGGCGGCAAGTTTGACAAACAAACGTTCGATGCAGTCTTCAAGAAGATGAGTCGTTCTGCCTTCAACGATCTTGTCGATAAGGGCGATGATGCCTTGATCGATGGGATCCTTGAAGGTTGGGACGGGATCAAGGATGAGGACGGGAAGGAGATCCCGTTTACGCAGAAGACCAAGAAAGAGCTGTGCGATGACCCGTATGTCATCAAGGCTCTGATCCAGGCTTATGCCGATAGCGTGACTGGAGCGCCGGCAAAAAACTAAAAAGCGCCGCTGAGTACTGGGCGAAAGGTGGCGTTGTCGATGAACGTGAAGCCGACCTGCTGGCGCTAGGGGCAACGGCAGAGCAGGTTGCTGCGGCCAAGCTTGAAGCGGTTGAGCAGCATTGTGAAGTGTGGGAGGAAAACTGGGAGATCGTGTTGATGTTCACAAGGATGTCAACGCAGTGGCACACGAGTATGGCGGGATTGACAGGACTGAACTACCCGAGTTTGGAATGGCTCTGTAAGCTGTATTCAGTCAAGGACCCTGTCGCCATGTTTGAGGGCGTGCAGGTGATGGAAATGGCCGCCTTGTCCGTCCTGAACAAGAAAAGCAAATGAGCCAAGTCACGGAACTGCTAGTCAGGATCAAGCAGCAAGGTGACGAGCAGCTCACCAGGCTTCAGAGCAGCCTGAAAGGCGTTGCGCAGCAGACTGCAGCAGCAAATGTCAACTTCAAGGAAGTATCTGCAGAACTGAAGAAGATACAAAATACATCAACGCAAAGCATTAACAACCTGAAAGGGTATTCAAGTGCATGGCGTGAGATTGCCAATAGCGTTGACGTAGCCAGCAATGAGTTTCGTCAGGCTACTGCCGAGGCCGATCGTCTTGATAAGAAGCTGGCCGAGATTCAGGGCAAGCAGATTGGCGGCAGAGGCGGCCGTGGAGGCATTGGTAAGGCTGCGCAGATTGCGGGCACAGTCGCGGGTGCAGGCGTCTTTGGCGGCTTTGAGGGTGGCGCTGGTGCGTTGATTGGTGGCCTTGTTGGCGGCGTCCCTGGCGCGATTGTTGGCGGTGGTATTGGTGCGCAGGTTGGCGGTGCTCGTCAAGCACTTGGTGGGGCTTCAACTTATGCCGCTGATTTGTCCAGGCAGCAGCAAGCGTTGAGGCTTGTTACGAAGAACGCAAGTGAATATCAACGCGCTCTTGGGTTCATTGATCAGACAAGCAGAAGCCTTGCGATTCCGCAGGATATTTTGACGCGGCAGTTCACGCAGTTGACCGCTTCTGTCAAAGGTGCAGGCGGCAATGTACGTGATGCTGAGAAGGCATTCATTGGTATTGCATCTGGTATTCGCGGTACAGGCGGCAGTCTTGAGCAACTTGATTCTGCGCTAACTGCAACATCGCAGGTATTTAGCAAGGGCAAGGTCAGTGCTGAAGAACTTCGTCAGCAGATTGGTGAGCGCCTGCCTGGTGCATTTAGTTTGTTTGCTGAGTCAATCGGCATGACTCCTCAGCAGCTTGATAAAGCACTTGAGAAAGGCCAGGTCAGCTTGCTCGACTTCCAGAAGTTTGCAGAGAAGCTGTTTGAAAGGTATGGCGAAAACGCCAAGATCATCGCTGATGGTCCTGATGCTGCTGGTGATCGCCTGAAGACATC